GTCAACTATTAAAGATAAACTATTCAATATAACTATGGAAGTTGAACTAAGTGCCGACACTAAAAGACAAAGACTATGAGGAATGAATTAGTCATAGGAGGTTATTCAATAGATACGATTGAAGACTTAGACATCAACATCACTAAGGAAGTCTACAACATAGATGACCCGTCTAAAAGACAAAGTGATTTTAGTAAGTCGGTCGACATACCTGGCAGTAAGTTAAACGATTTTGTATTTAAATCATTGTTTGATGTATCGTTTTCAATAAGAAACTCATCTTGTATTTACTACCAAGATACACTCCAACAAATAAGCGGTTACTGTCAGCTCAACGAAATTAAAGTCTTAAACAATGACCAGGTAACTTACTCAATAACTATCTACGGAAAGAACATAGACATATTTTCTAAGCTAACCGATAAAACCTTAAACGACCTTACCACTTTAGGCACGGCAACTTGGAACGATACCGAAATAGTTAACTCTTGGACTGCAACCTTTGACCCTACTATTAAACTTACTTACCCAATGTTAGATAGGGGAACGAGTAAGTATGGAGACAATGGAGATGCAACTTCTAATTTAAGTTATAAATATAACGCCTTTAAACCGTTTATTTATGTTAAGCATTTAGTTGATGCAATCTTTAATGAGGCTAAAGTCCCGTTAGAGATTGCAACTTTTTTTAATACAACACAATTTAAAAAGCTAATCCTTGAATGCGATGTCGCTAAGTTTCAAATGAATCAAGGCGAAAAGGATGCAAGTATAGTAACTGCAACAAGGTCAACAAATCAAACAATAGGCATAGTGTCAACTGCAAATGCAGGAAACTTAAGTTTAGTTTATGCAAATGCTTTTCAATATAACATAACAGGTTTAGACCCTTTAAGCCAATACAACGCAACAACGGGAACATTCACTAAGCTTGTAAACGGGTATACTAACTTTGAAGTAGAGGCTTTTATAAATGTAGTAAATACTACTGGTCCATTAGGTAGATTATACATTTACGCTATCCGTAAACGAGGAACTGATTATAGAGTAATAGGTAATGCATATTTAAAGATACTTGCAGGTTCAAGTACAACACAAAATTTTAGAATAACGGTTGACTCAGAAGAACTATTGGCAGGGGATGAGGTTAGGTTTTGCATAGGTAATTTTTATTTAGGTTTAACAGGAGGCACAATAGACAATAGTACAATTACTGGGATTACATTTATTAGTACATCCGCAAATAGCTACACTCAATATGTAGATGGGCAAATAGAATATAATCAAACATTTTATATTGCGGATATACTTCCTAAGATAAAACAAACTGACTTTCTAATGGCAATCATTAAGATGTTCAATTTGTACATGAGTCCTATTTATGAGAATGGTGTAGTTATAGAGCCGAGAGATATTTACTACACTTCCGATATAGTGGATTGGACTGACTTATTAGATACTTCCAAAGACTTTACTATTAAGCCTCAGGGTTTATTAGAGAATAAAGAATTAGTCTTTACCTATGCGGACAATGGCGATGACTTAAATAAGGATTTTAAACAAGCGACTTCATTTAACTACGGATATAGAGACTTAATATTTGATAACGAGTTTGTAAAAGAGACTAAGAAAGTAGAGATACCTTTTTGTTTAATACCACTCGAGGCAGACGATGACAAAAACATAATGATGCGAACCATCTTTGATGCAATGTCTCAAGAAAAAAGTCCTAAACCAATTATTGCTTACTTTGGTGGAATGAAAACAGGGCGTTTAAGATATTGGAATTATAATAACACAACGGCAACCGATTACACAACCTATCCATACGCTGGGCACATTGATGATTTAACCGCTCCAAACTATGACCTTGCGTTTGATGTTCAAGATTTTTATTATTATCTAACACCAAACACAAGTGGAGTTACCACAACGGACAACAACTTATACAACCAATTTCATAAGAGCCAATGGGAGCAAATAGGCAATAAGGATTCTAAGTTGATTGAAGCTTACTTTAATTTAAGACCGAACGATATTGCAAACTTAGACTTTCGTAAGACTTATTGGATAAAGGATAACGCTTATCGATTATTGAGTGTTCAGGACTATGACCCGAACGGAGAGTCAACAACCTTATGCAAACTTTTAAAATTCGCTTACCAAGATGCTTTCGTTCCTACCGTAGTAACTACCAATGGAGGAAATGGACAAGGCGAGAAAGACGGTGGTTATAACACAACAAGTGGAGTAATTAAGAAAGGCATCCTTGCAACGGGTGGCAATGTCATAAACGATAACACTGTCGGCATAGTTGTAACGGGTAAAGGCAATAACTTAGGTGGCGACAACTCAAATGTAATGATTGCAGGGGATAACAACATTATCTTACCAGGCATTACGGATGTAATGTTAATCAATACAAGCAATTTAACAATCGCAGAGAGTCACGTTACCTACATTGACGGCATTCAATATACTGCTACTAAGAAGTACGGAGCGTTTCACGATTCAAGTATTCAACCTGCAATAGTAGCTAACACAAATTATGCAATTACATTTACTGACACTGATTTAAGCAACGGAATAACAATAGGTTCTCCAAGCTCACGAATCGTATTTGCTAACTCAGGAGTCTACAATATTACTTTTAGTGTTCAATTCGTTAATCAATCAGTTCAAATTCAAGATGCAAATATATTTTTAAAATTAAATGGCACAAATATCCCGAGTTCAAACAGTCATGTATCAATACATGGCACACATGGAGGTGTGCATGGTCATGTTATTGCAACGGTTAATTTCATGATGCAAGTAAACGCTAATGACTATATTGAATTAGTCTTCAACGCAACGGCAACGGATGTCTCAATCGAGACTATTCCTTTAATCGTAACTCCAAGTACACCTGCATCCCCATCCGTTATCCTAACTTTACAACAAATTTAAACAATGGCAAAAACTAAAATAGAAGTCGACCTCGTCATCAAAGGTGGCGAGTCAGTAGAAAAAGTCGAACAAAAGACCAAGAGTCTTAAAGCGCAGTTAAAAGAGATGAAAGCCTTATTGGCTTCGGGAACTTTAGACAATGAAGCGTTTAATAAGTTATCATTTGAGGCTGGACAATTACAAGATAAGATTGCCGATGTAAGTTTAAAAGTAAACAACCTTGCTTCGGATAGTAGAAAACTTGACGGGTTTATTGGAATCACGCAAGGCATTGTCGGTGGGTTCTCAGCAGTTCAAGGAATTACGGCTTTAGTTGGTGATGAAAGCGAAGACCTGCAAAAGACAATGATTAAGTTGCAAAGTGCGACTGCAATCTTGTCAGGATTACAAACTATTCAAAACTCTTTACAAGAGGAAAGTACTTTCATGATGGGTATTGCTGACCTTAAAACAAAGGCATTAGCAATATCAACTAAATTGTATTCATTTGCAACCTCAAGCGCAAGTCAAGCCACAAATGCTTTTCGTGTAGCAATGATAGGGCTATCAACTGCAGGTATAGGAATAGCTTTGGTTTTTATAGGAAAGTACATTGAACAATTAAACCGTCAGAAAGAAGCAGACAAAGAAAGATTAAAATCATTGAATGAGTACAATGATGAACTAACGCAAAATACTGCTCAGTCAAAAGTACAAATTACCGCAGTCAAGCAATTAGAAACTATCTTAAACGATAGCAATAAAACATTAGAACAAAAGAAAACTGTCTATAAAGAATTACAAACTTTAATACCTGCTTTATCCGATTACACCTATGAACAAGCAAAGGCTGAAGGTGTATTGAATAATGCAATTACAAATGAGATAGCTTTAATTGGTTTGAGAGCTAAGGCAACCGCCCTTGAAAATTATGTTGTTAAGGAAGAAGAAAAGAAACTTGCACAACAACAATTGTTAAATGCAGTTAAGCAAGTAAATGATTTAGCAAAAATAAATAAACTAAAGGCAGACGGAAACCTTGTAACTGAAATAAGCACTAAAACTGTTGTCAAGGCTTTAACACCATTGGAGCAACTTGCAAAGGTCAACGAAGATATCTTAGACTTACAAACAAAACAAAATATCATTGCAGAGAAAGGCACTAAAATAAATGTTGATACAGTTAAAAGTCCAAAAGAAACTCAAGCAGAAATTAACGCAAGAGTCGCTAAATCAATTTTAGAACAAGAGAAAAGAGATGCTGAACAATTAATAGAATTAGAAGAAGAGAAAGTCGATAGGTTTGCAAAGGTCAGAGCAGTTGATACGGAGAATATTGTTAAAGATTCTCAAAGTAGATTATTTACTTTAGGAGAATATAATAGAGCGGTTATAAGTGCAGAACAAGACTTATCCGATGCAAAAAGAAACGCATTAGAAACAGGGTTCAATATTGCTAATCAATTCACTGGTAAGAACAAAGCTTTAGCAGATACATTGTTTGCAATTCAAAAAGGTGTTGCCATTGCACAAATTGTAATTGATACACAAAAGGAAATTGCAGGATACTATTCTAATCCTACATGGAAGCTATTGCCTGACGGTGGTTTGTCTTTAGCATCCGCCGCAAGTGCAGGAGCAAAGATAAGAGCGGCTACAAGTATAGCTTCTATTGGTGCGACAACTATCGGAAAGTTTATGAACGGTGGCAGTGCTTCAAGCGGTGGAACTTCAGGCGGTGGAATTGGCAATGTGTCAAGTCAACCTCCAAGAATGGATAAGTTTGAAAGCAACCGACCTGCGATGAATCCAAACCAAAGAGTCTATGTTTTAGAAAAGGACATAACCGATTCTCAAGGTAGGGTTGCCAGGATAAGACACAATGCAACTTTGATTTAAGTCTATATTGTATCTTAATAACTTTTAAATATTATATAATCAATGAAGCTACCTTTATATGTTTTGGACATTGACGAGAACTTGGAGGATGAAACCTCAGTATTCGCAGTTGGCTTAGTTTTGCAACCTGCCATTGAACGTAATTGGCACACATTCTCTGCTGAAGAACCTGCGATCGAACACAAGTTTACTGTTGTAGATGAAGAAAAGAAGATATTAGGTGGCTTCTTAATGATAGCAGAACAACCAATTTACCGCAAAGATGAGGACGGGACTGAATATTATGTCAAATTTACTGCTGAAAGCATAGCAAGAATTGTAAATAAGTTGGCTAAGAGTGGCAAACCACTAAGTTTTAACCTTAATCACGATGACAATAAACCCGTTAAAGGTGCTTATTTGTTATCTCACTTTATAATTGATAGTAAATTAGGGATGAAAACACCTGAAAACTTTACTCCTGCACCCGACGGCTCATGGTTTGGCTATGTAAAAATAGAAGACAATGCGGTTTGGGAGATGGCAAAGAGTGGAGAGATAAGAGGTTTTAGCGTAGAGGGTTACTTTAACGATAAGAAAGTAGATGAAGCCGAGCAAAAAGAATATGAAGACATCAAAAATAAAATCATCAATAATATGGAATTTAATAAATTAAAAAAAGTTCTTGGCGAGGACTTGACGAATCAACTTAAGAAAGTTTTTTCTGAAGAAACGCCCGTAGCTCCTGCAATCGAGTTTGTAGAGACAAGCTTACTTGACGGAAGTGCAATTGTAAAAGGTACTATCGCAGTTGGCGAAACAGTTACTTTGGTAATGCCTGACGGTTCTGAAGTTCCTGCTCCAGATGGCGAGCACACTTTAGAAGGTAATGTAGTTATCACTGTAATGGATGGAGTTATTGCAGAAGTAGCAACTGCTGAAGAAGAAAGTCCTTTAATGGATGAAGCATTAATGTCAAAAGTAAACGAAGCATTGGAAGCTCAGGCAAATGACTTTAACAATCAAATCGCTGACATCCACTCTAAGTACGCTCAAGAAATTGAAGCACTAAACGCAAAGACAACCGCTTTATTTAGCGCAGTTGGAATCCTTGCAAAGACCGAAGATGTTGAAGTAGTAAGCAACGATGCCAAAAGAAAAAGTGCATCAGTAAGCGCAACTCAATTTAGTAGATTAACTGAAATATTAAACAAAATAAAATAAATAAAATAAGATGAAACTTAAAAAATTTGCATACGACACCACAGGACTACCTGCAGTCGTTAACGACCAATCACTTGAATTGCTTATCCGTTCTTTCTACGAAGGAAAGACAGGAGCAACTTTCGCAAAACAAACAGGTATCAAGAGTACTGCTGATTTGCATTACATCACTACTGAATTGTTCTACCAAGCTGACACTGCTTGTGCATTCAACGCTTCAGGTAAAACAGGCTTCTCAAAAAGAACCATCACAGTTGGTAAAATCAAAGTTCAGCAAGAATTTTGCGCAAAAGAACTTGAAGGATTTTGGACTGAAAGAGCATTGCGCCCAGGCACTATGTATGACTACATTGCTTTCGAAGCTGACTTCACTAACTTCTTAGTAGGTTTGTTGACTGAAGCTAAAGAAACTGCTCTTTGGCAGTCTGCTATCGGTGGTTCAGGTGGTTCTAACTTAACTCAATTTGATGGTTTCAATAAAATCATTTTAGATGCAAGTGCAACTACAATCAACGGTAATCCAACAGGTATCACAACAGGAACAGGCATCACTTCTGCTAACGTAATAGGTATATTTGACGGTATGTGGGCAGTTCTTCCAGCGAAGTTGAAAGGCAAAGCAGACTTACAATTCTTTGTAGGTGGCGACACTTTCGACAAATTGATCCTTGCTTTGAAATCTGCTAACCTTTTCTATTATGATGGTGTAAAC